AGATACACTTTAAATAGAAATAATGCTGAAGATACATCATTAACTACCAATAATCAAATTTTAACACAACAAAATTCACATGTATTTATACCTATACCACTTTTATTTTCACGTAAATATGAAAGTGATGAATATGAAACAAATAAACCAAATAGACCTTATTTTCCAACGTGTGCTATACATAAACAAAAACTGGAATTTATATTTGAATTCCATAAACAATCATTTTTTACAAATGAAACAGATACACTATCATTAAATAACTTCGATATAGTCACGGAAGAAATAACATTAGAACCAAGTGAGCGTATGTATATTGCAGGTAAAAAACACATTTTAATTACAGATATAGTTAAAAAACATCCAACATTGGACATAGATGCCGGTACAATAAACGCCAAACTTGAACTTATACCACAAACACCAGTCAAAACACTCAATTGGTTTTTTAGACAAAAACCATTTGAAGATGAAAATACATACGAGGGTGGTACCACTTTACGTTCAAATGTATTCGCTAACAGATATAATTTCTCATCAAATGTCGAATATTCTGTAATAAGTGAATTCTATAATCCACCAATGGAAAAGGCTAAAATATTTGTAAACGGAGAAGATATGCCAAATATACAAAATTGCAAGCATAACTATTACAAATATATCGTTCCATTCACAAGTCGTCTATCAAGACCATTGCGTAATATTTACACATATGCATTCTCGATGAATCCGATTAATGTGGAACCATCGGGAATGTTAGATTTTAGCCAATTACAATCAAATAGAACTGTTTTAGATGTCACCATGAAAGAAGGTCTCACAAGTGATTATACTTTACATTTATACTATGTCGGTTACCAAACATTTATTTTTGAAAACGGGGTAATGACACTTGTTTAGAAAAAAGCGCATTTTTATGATCGTGGATATACTCAATTATATTATTTTTTATACACCATCTTATGAAATTCAACTGTGCTACAGTAGTATGTATTTCATCAGGTGTACCTGGTACGTGATACGATATCTTAGATGATCTACAAAACGGATCAAATAATTTTTTACTATACCCATCTAAACTTGATTTATATGCACAATGTACACTAAATATTTTACCATCCTTTGTTTTATATGACAAATTGTTTTTCTTTGAGTAATTTGTTATAAACCATTCAAGATTTCGTAAAGAAATACCTCCTGTTTTATTGAGAATTTCTAAAAGAGTAGCTCTATTCTCGGGTACGTTATAAAAGGTATCAATTGATGTTAGTAGAATAGCTGACTTATTCATTATTACATTATTCCACGCAATTCTCTAAATCCCTTTCTTGTCACTTCACATGCCGGGCATCCTGGTTTAAATATACATTCCGTTAAACTATGTGTATGTCGTATACCTTCACTATTTTTAGGAGTCATTTCTATAGGTCCCATAAGTTGTGGTTGGTCGGCGTGACTTCCGCACATACCATTATCCTTAGCTCTTGCAAGACACGGCGTTCCATCCTTTTTAAAACCTTTACAAAATTTAGATGAATCTGGTATAAATTGACACAATAACTTTGAATTCATATATAGTTCTTTAGAAAGTATCATACACATTTCTACACGTGCTACATGACGTTCTTCATCAAGACGTTTATTTATTATCGGCATTAAATCATCTATAAGTTCATGTTTCTTTTGTTTTCTAGATGCCATTATTATATATAATACGTTATTTTTTAAGTGATTTGAACATATCACTAATTTTTTGTTGACCTTCTTCAACTTCTACTTTCTTCTTTGGACGTCTCTTCGGTTTTACACGTGTCAAAAGTTCACCAAATATCTCTTCTTTAGGATCTTCAAAGAGTGGTTCAATTAAATCACATACAGGGTTCAAGAATTTATTTATAAAATAATATGCATAATCAACTTTTAAATTATTATCTTTTGCATATTTTGGATCTTCAGCTTTTTCATATGCTTTTGCTTTTGGGTCTCCTGTATCGAGAAGAATATAAGGTACACGATCACCTGATTGTGGTTCCGAACCAGGTTGTCGTTCCCTCATTTTATTACGCACTTGAACATGTGCCAAGTTTTGAGACTTATATGAATCAGATAAACCCTGACTTAATATAAGTTTTTCATTAGGTACATCACCTTCAATAAGTTCAATGGCTCTTTGTAAAGCGAGAGCCTTTGGAGGACCGGTATCACTACTTTCTAAAACAACATCGAGAAGTTCTTTACAAACTTCACGCATGTGAGGTGTATTATCTCTTCTTACCAATTGAAGACCCTTTACATCTATATAATCCATATTCATGTTACCATCCTTCCCTTTTGTCCAAAGTTTTGCAGCATACCGTTTCTTTGAATATAAAAAATAAGGACAATATACCTTTTCGAGTTCAAGGTTATTAGGTGCCTTGAAAAGTTTCGTACACTCTTCAGCAGCCCGTTCACCTATTTCCCAACTATATTCAATTGCTTCTTTACCCTTACGATTACCTACATCGAATTCAACCATAACAGAATCAGTGTCTCCATATCTTACTTTTGAACCAGGGAAATTCTTTTCAACATATGCCTTTGTCTCATCAATCATACTTCTACCTTTTAGAGTTACAGTTGACGCAATTTGTACACATGGCAGCATACCCTTTGCAGCACCAGTAAAACCATATACAGAGTTCATGGATATTTTATACGCCAATTGTTTACCATTATACATTTCTTTTAATGCACCAGTTGACTTCGCCATATCCTTTTTTGCTTGTTTACGAAACTGCTTTAATTCTAAAAGAATACTCGGTAAAAGACTTGGAACATCTTGTGCAAATTTAGAAAATCCAAATGTTTCGTATTTTACACCGGGTATATTCTCATATTTTGAATCCATAACAAGTGTAGAATAACATAAATTATGTGCCATCATGATTGACGGATATAGCCCTTCAAAATCAAGTGCTGTAATGGGTGTATAATACGCACCCTTTTGTGCTTCGAGAACAGTAGCACCTTCATAACCATCTGCAGAATATTGTCCCCACGTTATTGTTGGAACCATAAATCCCATTTCACGCGCTTTTTTTGTTAATAAACTAAACACTTTAATCTGTTGTCCTCTCTCTACCAGGTAACATAACGGAACCCATGTTGCTTTAGCCATTTCCAGAAGATTAATAAGCGTACATAATTTTGATAATAGACGATGCGGTAAAAGTGTATCCTTAATACAATATTCAGCAACCTCTCGTAACTTTACAGGATCTTCTTCAACAAACCGCGCAAACATTTCTTTTGGTGGCATATCAATTTTATTATCACCAAGGTATAGTTTAGAAACATTATCGAGTTTATATGAATCGAGTTTATACCCCTTCTTTACCTCGTGGAACAAATCGAAAATAAATCGTCCAGGTATAGGTAAAATTTTAAGATCATTATCACCAAGTGCACTTGACGATAATTTTTTATACACAAGTTCGCATGAATGATTCTTCATTTTACTCATTTCAAAAAAAGATGGATCACATTTTGTCATTACTGCACGTTTCATTATATACTCTAAATCAAAACCAAATATATTCCATCCAGTTATAATATCAATATCCTTTTCCATCATATACTCTTTGAATGCCATTAACATTTCACGTTCCGTATCGTAACTCTTAATTATACATCCTTCTAAATTAGAATCTGTTTTTTTATAACAGAAACATGTTTTATCATAAGGTACATCGGAACCAAATTGTGCGAGTGACACAGCAATTTGAAAACATGCGTCATCTCTTACATCCGCATCAGGGAATTTACCAGTAGAACTATTACATTCAATATCAATAGATGCAACCACAAATGGTGCAGTTTCAGGGTTATCTACAGGTTTAAGTGTTTTCCAGTCATTACAGTACAAATCTATATTAACATGTGCTAAATGTGAACGAACACATGCATCTCCCGAATCCATCCATCCAGTCGATTGAATATTAGTTCTATGCATTAATCTCAGAACAGGGTCCAGATTCGATTCATATACTTTATATTTTATAGGTTCATCGGGTAAAGTACGTCTCATACGTCCATTCACCATACGTCTCGCTGCCAAATTTTTGAAATTTAATTTCATAAAAACAAATTGTTCATTATTTTGAAATCCCCAGACATCTTTAGATTGAACTATATCATAACTGACCAAACATTCAGGACACGTCTTATCAATTTTCGCGTACAAATTACGAATATTCATTTCCGACATCTTCTTAGGAAGTTTCACAAAAAAGTATGGTGTAAAACTCGTCGTGACACATACAGATTTACCTTCACGTGTTTTACCAAATATACTAATCAAGTGTTCATCTTCCGTGTCTTGTGCTTCCCAAGTGAGTACTTGGAACACGACCATTTTATCTTACTACGTTAATGCCCGATTTTTTTAATATAGTATAGTAGTAAATATGTCAGCTGCTTTGATTGATCTCGTCTCAGTCGGTGCCCAGGATGTCTATATCACGGGCGATCCTCAAGTCTCTTTTTTTAGACAAAACTATAAACGTCACACGAACTTTGCTATTAAACCTGAACGCCTCGATTTTGTAGGTAAATTTCTTTCAGGAAACGAAGTATCCATTCCCATCAAGTCAAAAGGTGATCTTTTGAGTTATATCTGGCTCGAAGGTACAAATATCAACAACAGTGATGCCCCAACCAGTATCTTTAATAGTAACGCAAATAACAATTTCACACAACCAACGGAATTTTCACTTTGGGTAGGTGGCCAGGAAGTTTGCAAAATAGATACAGGTTTTATTAATACCGTTCATACCCACATGTATAATGAAAATCAGGCGAAAGCATCTACATGGGCGGGTTGTGATAATGGTGGTAGTAACCAGTCATTAAATACCTACGTTATCCCATTCTTCTTCAGTGAAGATTGGACAAAATCTCTCCCACTTGTTGGACTTCAATATCACGAAGTTGAAGTAAGAATCAAGTGTAGAAACGGTGATTTTGGAAATACAACTGTTAAGGCGTATGCTTCGTATGTATTCCTTGATACAGAAGAACGAGAATTCTTTGCGAATAACGAACATGAACTTCTCATTACACAAACACAATACCAACCAATGGAACAATCTGATACAAATGTCGATCTTACGTACTTTAACCATCCAGTTAAGTCTATTCACATTGCCAAAACTGGTACAGGTGCCACTTATCTCTTTGATACAGCGTCTTTGTATATAAATGGTACTCTACTCTTCGAAAACATGTCTCATGAGTACCATCGTTACGTTGTTCCACAAAATCACTGTTCCGTTCTTGCGGAAGGTGGTGATGAATTACCAATTGCGTCGTGGCCATTCTGTCTTACCATGAATAAATCTCAACCAACAGGTTCCTTGAACTTTTCGCGTATCGATAATGCGAAAATAACTATCAAGAGTCCAAGTTCGCCAGGTGGAGTAGGAGGAAACGATGCGAATTGCCACTTTACACGTTGTTATGCAGTCAACTATAACATTCTTAGAATTAAGAATGGTATGGGTGGTATTGCATTTGGTAATTAATTATTATAAATGTAAAATATATCAAAAGATTATAGAAAAATATCATTTAGAGTTGTTAATTCTTACCAGAAGATCCAAATCCACGCTCACCCCTTTTTGTCTCTTGTAATTCATCAACCTCTTCAATAAGTGGTGTTTCACACTTTTCCAAAATTAATTGCGCGATTCTATCGCCTTGTTTAATTTCAAACGATTCACTCCCGTGATTAAACAAGATAACCTTCAATTCACCCGTATAATCCGGATCAATCACACCAGCACCCGTCTGAATGCCATGTTTCACACTTAAACCAGATCTTGGAGCAATACGCCCATATACACCTTTTGGAATAGTCGCACAAATACCCGTACTCACGATACCACGTTCACATGCATTAATAGTCATGTTTTCTATACTGTATAAATCATAACCAACCGAACCTGGGGATGCACGTGTTGGTAAAGTAGCGTCGAGTGTTATTCTTTTAATTCTGAGCGTTTCCATTTTTTTTATATTTATTATACAATCGTTTTCTTTAAAACTATTTAAAATAGTGTAACGTATAATTAAGAAATGAGTTTGAAAATTATTATGGGTAACATGTTTTCTGGAAAGACGTCAGAACTTATTAGACGTTTAAAACGATACAAAGTTATAGGTAAACGTATTCTTGTTATAAATTCTAAAAAGGATACGCGTGCATCCGAAGATGTTTTACGCACTCACGATAACGTTCGTTTTGATTGCGTAAAGACAAATAACCTTGATGAAATTGAATTTTCAGATATAGATGTTATAGCCATAGATGAAGCCCAATTTTTCACAAAACTTAAACCTTTTGTAGAAAAGGTTCTTGATTCAGGTAAAACAATTTTACTTGCAGGTCTTGATGGTGATTACAAACAAAGAAAATTTGGGGAACTTATAGATTGTATACCACTCGCCGATAAAGTGTTTAAAATATCAGCAATGTGTATGGATTGCATGGATGGTACACATGGCCCATTCACAAAAAGAATTGTTGAAAATGATAATCTCGAACTCGTTGGTGGAAATAATATGTATAAAGCTGTATGTCGAAAACATTTATAACACAAAATAATATAATATGTATAATAAATGTTTATGATAGAAGAACCTTATGGTATATCACAATTTCAGGCCTGGATAATATCACTTACACTCGGAATTGTTTTATATAGACGACACAAACGCGGAGAAAAATATATACAGTAAATATATATGGTCAAGGTTTACTTGAAAAAAAGTCCTAGATTTGATAAAAAATTTCGCGTGGTATTCGATAATGAACGTTTCGTTGATTTTGGAGCAAAGGGGTATTCAGATTATACAATACATAAAAATCCCATGCGTATGCGTTCATATATATCAAGACATGGTGGGTTTATACCATATATGATTAGACGACACAAGGATCCTAAATTTGTGCATGAATCCATGCTCGATGTAAATAGAAGCGATAGAGAAAACTGGGGTAAAACAGGTATCTATACAGCTGGTTTTTGGTCGCGTTGGCTTTTATGGAGCCACCCAGAATTAGAAGGAGCTAAAAAAATAATGTCTAAGAAGTTTGATTTATCTTTTCTTTAAGACCACGGCGTTTAAGGTTTGCTTTTAAAGCTGTCATTAAATTCGCACGAGGATTACGTGCCATGGGGCGGGGTGGAACTGGTGGTGCAGGAGGAATTGGGGGTGCTCGGGATACTGGTGGTGATTTTCTAACTGGTTGAACACGCGGTGTTTGTGAAACGCGTCTAATTCTTGGAACATTTGAATTAACCGTTCTCAATAGGGATTTACATGTTCTCAAAAGTTTTTTTGAATCACGAACCTGTATTTCTAGGGATGGAGGACGCCGTCTTTCAATTTTCATTTTAAGTTCTTTTTCGCTTAATGGTACACGTTTTCCCCTTATTTTTTTAGTTACACGAAGACCTAAACGCTTTGCTTCATTTTTAAGAGTATCGATCCTCATTTATAATAATCAATATTTTTTTTATTTGCTTATTATAAATGTCTTCTAATTGTTCACCTGGCCAATTAGCTTCTACAATTACATGTTGTTTGTTCTGTTTTTTCTTTATATACAGGCCATCTTCCAACATGCTTAAAATGTTACCAACAAAACCACCTCATTTATTAGGGGCGTGTCTTCTCGCGTGCTGCTGTATGAGTTCGCAAACACTATCTTTAGGTAGTTGTGCGTACAACCTCATTGCCGGGGAGAAGTATGAAGAAAAGGATAATTAAAAAAAGTTATCAGTTCTATATAATTTAGCCTGGAATGAACCAGTTTGTCCCATTACGGAAACAGTTTCATTTCCATATAATTCTCTACACCCAATATCGTCCATACAATCACGATTATCAATCGTGACAGGTAATGAATATATCTGATCTCCTGGTGTTGTTGTATAATAATGATATTGATCTCGTCGACCTCTGACCTCTTTACCATATAATGGTAACGTTTCTTCATCTGGACCTACAAGAACACCCATTTGCTGAACATATCCAGGTTTATACTCCTTAATAGGTGGACTTCTATATTCCTTTTCTACTGGTATTTGAATTGGTACTTCAATTGGTACATTCACTGGAACTTGTTTTTTAATAATAATTGGATTTCGTAATTGGTATACAATCACG